TGAGAGGACTTGATTTTTCTCAAGCGGAAAGATTTGGAGAGATAATTTATTTGTTTGATAGCCAAAAACAAGTAGTGATGTCTCCGCAACCCACAATTAGAAAAATAAAACAGATCTTAAAAAACTTTAAAGACACTGATTATTTAGTACTTGTGGGAGATCCTGCATTAATAGGGTTGACATGTGCCGTTGCAAGCACTATATCTAATGGTAGATATAATATGTTAAAATATGATAGATTAGAAAGAGATTACTTTCCTATCAGAGTTGACATAAACGAATAAGAAAGGAAAACAGTAATGTTAGATTTACGAAAAGAGAAAAGCGATTTTGAAGTCAGTGAAGTTGATCCGATATCAAAAGCATGTCAGGAACAATTAAAAATAGAGAAAGAAATTGACGATTTAGANTCTTTAATGAAGGTAAAAAAAGACCTGCTCANACAAAATGGAGAACAAATTGTTTCTTTAATGGAAGAGCGTGGTGTTAAATCGATTAAGATGTCAGATGGACAATCTGTAGACATCAAACCATTTTATACTGGAAGCATATCTAAAGATAATCAAGAGGCAGCGTTTGATTGGCTTCGTGAACACGGGTATGATGATATTATAAAAAATCAAGTTGTCTTAAAATTTGGTAGAGCAGAAGATGAAAAGGCTGATCAAATTTATAGTGACTTGGCAAGTAAAGGTTTAGACGCTGATAGAAATATCAAAGTTGAACCTATGACTCTCAAAGGTTTCATTCGTGAAATGATTGAGAACGGTAAAGACATCCCAATGGAAACATTTGGTGTTTATGTCGGACATAAAATTAACATCAAGAAAGGTAAGTAAAATATGTCAGAGAAAAGTAAAACACAACAAGTAGTAAAAGAAGAAAAGAAAAGCGTAGCTGTATTTGATAATTCAATTTTGAGAAAAGCTGGTGCATCTTTAAATGAGAGAGATGCAGAAGATTATCAGATACCCTATCTAAAAGTTATTGTATCTGCTTCTCCACAAAGAAAAAAAGATAACAATAATTATATTCAAGGTGCCGAAGAGGGTATGATTTTTAATAGTGTTACATCAAAGCTTTACGATAATTTGACTGTTCTACCTGTATACTATCGAAGAAGATATACAGAGTGGCATACAGACAGAGATAAAGCGACGAGTCCTTTAAATATTTATACCATTGAAGAATACGAGAAAATGAAGAGAGATGGTAGAGTGTTTAGAAATGAGAATAACATAGAGATTTTAGATGGTGGTGAGACTTACGTTCAAAACACTGCTGAACACTATGTGATTGTCGTTGAGGAAGACGGAAGTTGGAATCAAGCTATTATCAAAATGAAATCTACTCAGCTAAAAAAATCTAGAACATGGAATTCTATAATGGCTAATCAAAGAAGAATTGATGGTGATGAAATTTATCAACCTAAAGATTTTGCTAGATCATATAAACTTTCTACAAAATCAGTGCCTGGTAAAAAAGGTGACTACTATGATTGGGTAATCAATCAGGGTGACTGGATTGATGAAATGGATAATCCAAATATTGAAAAAATATTTAATGATGCCGTTAAATTTGAAAAGGCTATTCATAAAGGTGAGGTATCTGGTGTAGAAGAAGATACTTCCGATGAACAAGTTTCTCCGCAAAAGGGTCGCGGAGATGCCTCGAAGAGTGGTGACTCGGAGTCCGATTTACCATTCTAGCTTACTAGCGCAGGATACGGCAGTCCCTGCTATATTATTTCTCCTCGTTTATGTTAATTGGGGGTTGCCGTATCATTTATTAAGGGAACCAATAAATGAATGATGCATTTGTAGAAAAATTTAAGAATATATTTACGGGTTTAGAGCGAGCCCATGGTGTGTTTGAAAAATCAAACGAACCACAAAACGGTAAAAAAGTGGAAGCTCGAATGAAGACTGTCCACGAACCGCCGACCACTGAGAAATTTCAAAAACACTTGAAGGGAGAGTACCCTGCCATGGGTATTGTTCCGATCAACGATGACAATCAGTGTCTGTTTGGCGCTATTGATATTGATGTATATCCATTAGACCACAAGGCACTACAGAAAAAGATTAAAGATAAAAAATTTCCATTAGTTATGTGTCTATCAAAAAGTGGTGGCGCTCATTTATATTTATTTATGAAAGAGGCAGTTACCGCTAAAGAAATACAACTAAAATTAAGTGAAATGGCAACTGCAATTGGATATCCATCAGCGGAAGTTTTTCCTAAACAAATTGAGTTATCTCAGAGAGAGGGAGAACAAAAAAGAGATACAGGGAGTTGGATTAACTTACCCTATCATGGAAGAAATAGATACGCACTCAAGGAGGATGGATCGGGTGCTACACTAGAACAGTTTCTTGCGCTATACGACTCAATGGTCGTTGGTGATCTGTCAAGCATCAAGACAGATTTCAAGAACGAAGTTATCAAGGACGGACCTCCTTGTTTACAGATACTTACCGAGCAAGGAGTGAGCGATGGTTCCCGCAATAACGCTCTCTTCAATATCGGAGTATTTTATAGGAAGTCTAGTCCTGATAACTTTGCAGAATTAACGGAAGAATATAATAGAGTATATATCCACCCACCGCTGAAAGCGGATGAGGTAATATCTGTTATACGACAAATAAGTCAGAGTGATAATGAGGGTGCACCAAAGTATATGTATCGATGTACTCAGCCACCAATTGAGTCTCTTTGTAATAAACGTTTATGTAAGAAGAGAAAATTTGGTGTAGGTGGTGACAATGACAGAGAGCATCCTGTGTACTCTGATTTAAAAGTTTATAAGTCGGATCCACCGAGATATTTTCTTAATGTTGATGATAGAAGAGTAGAAATACCTAATACCGAAGACTTAATGAATCATCGTAAAATTATTCAAGCATGTCTTGAGCAATTAAATACAGGGATAATGAACATGAGTGCCGCAGAGTGGAATAGAACATACTCAGAGTTATTTGAGAATATATCGATTGATTATCCTCCCGAAGAGGTAACCAAGAAAGGTGAATTCAAAGAACTACTAGAAGAGTTTTGTTTACATCAGGGAGAAGCATTAAGCTTTGATGATATCTTTTTAGGCAAATCCTATAATGAGGAAGGGTATACCTATTTTGCTTTAAAAGATTTAATGGATCATTTAAAGAGAAATGATTTTAAAGAGTCTCGAGCATGGGTGACTGTTAGATTGAGAGAAGAGTATGAGGCGGAAGACCTGATCAAGACAGTAAAAAATGTTAGAATTAGACTTTGGAAAATACAAGAGTTAACCGTAGGACAACCAGAATTAGATATTCCTAATATGGAAAAAGAAGTAAAAGAGGAGGAGATTCCGTTTTGATAAAGGTATTATTTGGAAATAGTTTTGAGAAGGTAAAAGACTTAGAAGATAACTCTATTGATTGTGTTGTCTCCTCTCCCCCTTACTTTGGTTTAAGAGATTACGGCAATGAAAATCAAATGGGTTTAGAAAAACACTATAAAGATTACATACAAAACACTGTTAATCTTTTTAGGCTAATGAAACCTAAATTAAAGGAAACTGCCACAATATGGTGGAATGTGGGAGACAGCTATTACAATTATAGACCAACAAGAAACAAAGGTAATTTACATAAAAGTCCTGACTATCATAAACAAACTATTAGTAATTCAAGGCAAGACTTGCCTACGAAAGGTAGTAAGAGAGGTATTGTCTTTGAGGATATAAAAGAAAAAGACTTAATGATGATACCTAATAGAGTGGCAATCGCTTTACAGGAAGACGGATGGTATGTGAGATCAGAGATTATCTGGCATAAACCTAATCCAATGCCAGAGAGTGTTAGAGATAGACCTACTTCCTCTCATGAAAAGATATGGTTAATAACAAAGAATAAATCCTATTACTATGATCATGAGGCAATTAAAGAAGACTGTTTAACTTACGATAATTTAAATAGAGATAGAGATACTACTAAACTTAATAATACACCAGGTAGATCAAGAATGGGTGGATTGAAAAAGAATAATTACACAAAGAAAAATAAAAGAAATGTTTGGAGTATTACTACAAAACCATTTAAGGGAGCACACTTTGCAACATTTCCTCCCGACTTAGTTGAGCCTTGTATTTTAGCGGGATGTCCAGAGAATGGAACTGTCTTAGATCCTTTTGGTGGATCGGGTACAACAGGACTAGTTGCTCATCAGCACAAAAGAAACGCTATACTGATTGAACTTAACAGAGAATACAAAGAAGTAATGAAGTTAAGATTTAGTAAGGAAGGAAGTTTATTATTGCAGGTGCAGTATGAGTAAACCTATTGTTGTCATCGGACCGCCAGGCACGGGCAAAACAACTTTTATCTTAAATAAGATAGAAGAGTATATTGCTGAGGGATACTCGATTGATGAGATTGGTTTCTTTTCTTTTTCAAACAAGGCGGTAGACGAAGCTAAACAGAGAGCCAGTGAGAAATTCAAAATACCTGCCTCTCAATTAGAAAGCTTTTCCACACTTCACTCTTATGCCTTGCGTCAGCTAGGTTTAAGTCGTGATTATATAATGAGTAAAAATGATTGGAGAAATGTAGAGGATGTACTTCGGATTAAAATTAATGTTAATAATGATGACGATAGTTTTTACAATAACTACGACGACAAATACATTCAGTTAATTGAAAAAGCAAAGNGAAGAGATATTGATTTACGAGATTGTTGGACAATGTTTGCAAAAGATATTATCTANCACAAACTTGAGTATATTTCTAAAGGACTAAAAGAATATAAAGAAAAAGGTTATGAAAAGTTTACTGATGGTATNACAGGTTCTTTTGTTAAAGACTCTGGTCCTAAAATGGATTTTACNGATTTGATNAGTAACTATGTAAAGCAAGATAGAGTNAAACCTTTTCGTGTTGTATTTTTTGATGAGTCACAGGANATGTCCACGATCCAATGGAAAATGGCAGCGATGATTTGGAAAGCATCAGAGGTGTCTTATATTGCGATGGATCCTAATCAGGCTATCTATACTTGGGCTGACGCTGATGTGGCAAGAGCCATCGAGGTAAAAACTCAGTCTTCTAAAACAATTGTTTTAAATCAATCAAAGAGAGTACCAAGAAAAATTTGGGAAGTTGTTAATCGTGTTGAAGAGCAGATAGTTGCCTACGATGATATTAAATGGAAACCCGCTGAGAGAGATGGGAATGTAGAATTTGTTAAAGGTATCTATCATCTTAACGTTTCTGAGGGTAGTTGGTTGGTAATGGGTAGAACAAGGACAATTAGAGAGGATTTAGAAGAAGTATTACGTAAAAAGAATGTATTTTTTCGTGTTAAAATGCGGGATAATAAGTATCGTTATTCTGTGAAAGCACAGGAAAGAAATGCTATACTAACTTGGAAAGAATTAATGAGAAGCGAAACAAATGAAGTTCCGATTAGAATGATTGATAATTTATATAAAAGCATTGGAAAAGGTTTTGTAGCGAGGGGATATAAAAAAGTAGTGTCGGAACAAAAGAAAGCTTTTCCTGATAAAAAAATTTGTTTTAAAGAACTAAAAGAAAGTTACGGACTGGAAGCTGAATTTGGAATTTCTTGGGTAGATGTAATGACTACCTTGAATACAGAAACAAGAGCATACTTGGAAAACCTAGAGTCAAGGGGTGAGGACATAGGCAAAGAACCAAGGATAACGCTATCCACGATCCACCAACAAAAAGGTGGTGAAGCAGATAATGTTATTGTCTCTCTTGATATAGGAAAGATGGCGTATGAAGATTACCGCACCAATCCTATTAATGAGCATCGTTTATTTTACGTTGCCTTTTCAAGAGCGAGACACAATTTATTTGTTGTCTTACCTCAATCAAGGGAGGCTTATAGAATATGAATTTAAAAGAATTAAAAGATCACGGTCTTTTAGATGATGAAATGATTAAATGGGATGGTTTTGATGACTGTGTTTTAGGTGTTGGAAGCAGATGTGGGATGGAAGACATTCTTATTTATAGTAGACAAAAAATTGCTTACAAATTAAGAGACAGAGATAAAATGACAGTAGAAGAGGCTATCGAATATATAGACTATAATATAGTGGGAGCGTTTGTCGGAGAGAGAACTCCTATGCTTTTGGAGGATTTTATATGAGTAAGCAAATAGGAATGTTTAAACCTAAATCCGAGTGGCTACCACCAATGGACTTTCCCGATATTAAAGATGCAAAAAGAATTGCCATCGATCTAGAGACAAAAGACCCTAACATCACAGAAAAGGGTGCTGGCTGGGCTACAAACGATGGACACATCATTGGAGTAGCTATCGCTGTTGATGGTTGGGAGGGTTACTACCCTGTTCGACATGAGACAGGTTTTAATCATTCTCCTGAAATAGTTTTTGATTGGTTAAATGAAATGCTATCCACTGACTGCGAGAAGATTGCCCATAATGCCTCCTATGATTTTGGTTGGTTACAGGCAGAGGGAGTTAAGTGGAATGGTCGTATTATTGATACGATGATTGCGGGTCCTCTGATTGATGAAAATAGATTTAGTTATTCTCTAAATGCAATGTCTAAAGAGTACTTAGGAGAAAGTAAGAGTGAGTTTTTGTTAAAAGAAACAGCGGCACAGTGGGGTGTCGATGCCAAAGCAGAGATGTATAAGATTCCTGCTCAGTTCGTGGGAGAATACGCAGAGCAAGACGCGGTTCTCTGTCTTAAGCTTTGGGATAGACTGAGTGTGGAAGTCACTAAAAATAATTTAGAAACTGTTTTTAATTTAGAAACGGATCTTCTTCCTGTTCTTATGGAAATGAGAAAGAAGGGAGTGAGAGTTAATTTAGATAAATTAGGGGTAGCAGAAAAAGAGTTAATTAAAAGAGAAAATAAATTACTTAATTTTGTTCACGATAAAACAGGTGGTAAGGTAGATATTTGGGCGGCTAGATCTATCGCCTCTATCTTTGATCTTTGTAAGATTGATTATCCTAAAACGGATAAAGGTAACCCTAGTTTTACAAAAAGCTTTTTAGAAAATCATCCTCATCCCGTGCCAAAGGCAATCGTTCAAGCGAGAGAATACAACAAAGCGCGAACCACGTTTCTCCATACGATAGAAAGATATAACCACAATGGGAGAATTCATGCCAATATCAATCAACTACGAACCGAGAATGGCGGAGCGGTGACAGGAAGGTTTAGTTACTCTAACCCTAACCTACAGCAGATACCTGCTCGAGATAGTAAAGAGGCAGATATTAAAATTGGAACAATGATTAGAAGTTTATTTTTACCTGAAGAGGGAGAGAAGTGGGGTTCATTTGACTACTCACAGCAGGAACCGCGTTTAGTGGTTCATTATGCTGATTTTATAGGTTTAGCTGGTTCAGAAAAGCTCGTAGGAGCTTACAGAGACGATAAAAACACTGACTTCCATACGATCATGGCGGAGATTGGAAAAATCGAACGTAAGAGCGCTAAAACCATAAATTTAGGGTTATTCTATGGAATGGGTGTTGGAAAACTAGCAGATCAGCTAGGAATTGACCCCGAGGAGGCAAAACTACTTATCACCGAATATAATGAGAGAGTTCCCTTTGTTAGGAAGTTAGCTGACCGAGTTTCAGATCACGCAGGTAAAACAGGAAAGGTAAAAACATTTTTAGGAAGACAATGTCACTTTGATTTGTGGGAGCCAAAAGCTTTTGGTGCTCACCGAGCATATCCTTATGAGAAAGCAAAAGAGGAGCACGGTATTAATACACCCTTAAAAAGAGCGGGTACATATAAAGCATTGAATAGATTAATTCAGGGTAGTGCTGCCGATCAAACTAAACAGGCAATGGTGACTCTTCACAAAGAGGGTGTTATTCCAATGATACAAATTCATGATGAACTAGCTATTAGCGTTGATGGTTCGAAAGACCAGCAAGAAAAAATAATAGAGGTAATGGAGAATGCTATTGAATTAAATATTCCATCAAAGGTAGATGTCGCTGTGGGAGATAATTGGGGAGAGGCTCAGTGAGTGATAAGATAAACCCTGATTACTATAAAAGTAAAATAGAGACTGCTGATTATATAGATGCTCATGAAATGGATTATTTTCAAGGTAATGTAATTAAATATGTAACTAGATTTAAGAAAAAGAATGGATTAGAAGATTTAAAGAAAGCTCAATGGTACTTGCAAAGATTAATTAAAAAATATGAGAATAGCGACGACAGTTATTAAACTAATAAATTGCAAGAAACACTAATCTAACGACCTTTTCTAAATACACACAAGTTTCCTTCCATATAATTTTGGTCGTCACTATTCTTATAGTTAAAATATCATACCTGTTGTGCGTAAACAACAATTCTTTTTTTCTTTCCTGTGGATTAAAAATTATTAAAAAGGAGAAAAATCATGTTTAACTTAACCAACAAAGCAAAAGATCATTTCTTAAATTTATTTAAGAGTGATGACAAAGACCAATCAATCAAAGATTTCTGTCAAGCAGAATATAAAAAAGATTGGTATGCAGCCTATAGATCTTTTAAAGAAGAAG